CCACCCTTCAACCCTCTTTTTTAAGGAGAATTGTCAGGAGTAAGGCCACAATTAAATCCATGGCCCGAGACTGTACCACTGTTGGACTAGACTCCGCTTTACGCGGAGCCTAGTACGGTCTCTTAGAGAGACAGTATTCCGTCTCTCTTGTAGAGATACCGACCAAAGTCGATCTAATAATAGACCGACTCCCTCAGATTGGTAGGTTTTTCCTACCTCTACTGCGCTCCAAACAAAGTATCCTTCGATACAATGTCTAGCGCGCACTGGAACAGATTCATCCCAATTTGAGATGAATCCCCCATCACCGAGTGTTTCCGGTATCCTCACCCGTAAGGGCTTAGGTACCAGATTCACGAGGTGATCAAATACTAACCGAAATCGTGCTTCGCAAGCCATAGAAACAAGGCCTCGATGCGCAAAACGTCGGATAGCATTTGCCAGCCGGTAAACGGATAGAACACCTGATAGGTGTCCTTTGAGGAACAAAGGCTTGGTATCCCTGCCTAGCATGAAATGAGAACCACAAGATTCCCTAAAAAATGAAGAGAAATGCGACTTCTTCAAATTAATAGAGAATCCGTAGAACTCACTCATGATAGAAAAGAGTTCAAGACAGCTACAGGGGATGATAACATCGTCCCCATAGACTGATACAGTCCCTTCTAACGCGTTGTTAGAAGAAGACTGTATATATTCCATGCAACATTTTGCAATTGCATAGAATAAAAGTGACTCAAGTTGAAATGTAAAGCCATTCCCCATACTGGAGAATTTGCTCCATTTCACCCAAGTTCCGTCTTGATGACCGTAATGGGACCGGCAACTATCTAAAACTGAAAACCATGTCGAGAGATTATTCACGTAACGCTCAGAATAAGAGCAATTACAGAATAACTCACGGATAACTTCCAGAGAGATAGAATCGCTTGCCGAGCTAAAATCAATAGTCGCATTTACTGCATCTTTCGATGCAATTCTTGCGAGTTCTTGGTTTATCGCTTGGCTTCGAAGGTCGATCCCACACCGAAGGAGCCGCCTCTGTATCATCGAGCCAATAGATTTTTGAAACCAGAGATTGATCCCTGGCTCAATAGCTATTACTCGATTAGCAGTTGCGTCTTTCGGCACAGTGACTATCTTGTTACCAGTCTGAAAATTCGGAAAACCGGTTTCAGACATGTGAGAAAGCCAGGGAGGATAAACCTCCCGAAGCAACTCAGAGGGTAACAAGTTGTACAAGTCACGTGTTATCCCAGTTTCGCACTGGAACTTGTTGGTAGCGCTGGCATCACGAGCCTTTAACAGCGTCGTAGCACCAGGACCCCAATCGGCTGAGTCAAAGAATTCAAGAGGATCAAACTCGCCAAGAATTCTAGAAATTTTTCGCGCAATTGCAGAATGCAATTGAACGACTGGACCCCTATATTTAGGATCCAATTCTAGGGCTCTAAAGCGAGCATTGGTTTGCTTACAGAGATTTTCAAATTTCTTGAATTTCTCCATAGCTACTTCGTCTAAGTCATATCCAAGAGTTAAATCCTTGAATTTTGACAAAAACTTAGTAGCCGCGTAAGCGTCTCTAAACTCTTCTACTTTTAAGTAGTCGAGTGGATTAATCTCCAAGTTAGCTAGTTGTTCATGCTCTCCATTTCTGAAGAGTAAATGAACAGTCAGCGCTCGGGGACAATCTAGAGCCTCAAGGAACTCTGACACCAAACCGGAGGAAATCTCCGGTGAAACACGGAAGGTTCGAGCTTCTTTTAAGAAGCGGGAACCATGCTTAGCAAAAGACATGGGGACCTCCAGAGTTCATCAATTATGGACTGAACAGCGCCTACTTATCTTATCCCTATTTTAAGGGAAAGATTAGAGCAAGCATCATGATCAGTAGTGCCAGAAACGGCATGAAGAGGGCAAGAGCAACGAATAAAAATTCGAAGTTCGAACCTTCATCACACTGCCAATGGTATTTCCGAGACATGGTGAAACTCCTTTCTTTAAGTAGGTCT